ATTTAAATGTTTCAGAAATCCACTCAGCATAGATTCCGTCATTCTCATTAGCGGCTGTGGTGACACGAGCTATACCGCCATCTGCATCAGGAACAGTAATAGCAGAAGTGCCTGATCCAGCAGAAGTAGCAGTTAAAGTCCATTGAGCCGCGATGGGTGTGGTATCAAAGTCGTCCCAATATGTATGGTACTTAGTAGGGTCTAGTACACCCAATTCATAGAGAGGGTTACCTGTGACGACGTTGGATACGCCACTAGAAAAGTGTGTTGGCATCAGACAGTTCTCCTATATAAACCAGAACCAACATGAGGTCAGTTCTATCAAATGCAACTACATTGTATGGTGATTTAAAATAGATTGATACCCTAAATATTGATGGGGCAATATATGTACTATTTGTGTATTATAAAAAAAGCGCCGGACCCGAAGGTCCAGCGAGTTTATTTGGGAGTCTGCGCTACATGAACAGCGCAATGGCCTGTATGACACAAAAAAGGGGAGCCGTAAAGGCTCCCCTAATCTGTACTTCCTAATTAAATTAAGAAGAACCGGGCGATCCGAAGACGCCGAGATAGTCGGAAACGCCAAAGCTGTAGCGCTCACGAGCTTTGTACCTGACGTTGCCGCTGTCGAAATCGCCATCCATAGAAGTGGACATAGCGACACGGTTGAAATATTTCAGACCGTTAGGAACATCGGTTTTCAGGAACCAAGCATTGGTGTCCGTTAGGTAGTGGTTGATGCAATACCCATCACGAATTGTGCTGTTATGCACGATAGCGTTGATGTCGTTGTCAGCCACACCCGTCTTGAACTGAGAGTTCAAAATACGGGTTGCAACAAACTGCAAGTTGGTTGGAATAACCAGCTTAACAGGTTGACATGCAACCTTCAGGCCACGTTCGTCCGTGTAATTGCTAATCTGAATGGTAGCGTCTTCAAGAGACGTTTCATTCAAATCGGTAGCAGTAGCAGGACGGTTGGAGAGGCTCGCACCACTCACAATGCTGTGAGAGGTAGAGAACAACTGATCGCCGTCACCAGACAGGTAACCTGTGGAGGCGGTGAACCCCGTGTTGAATGGCACCATAGCTTTAACTTGCTTGGTGTAGTTCATGGCACGGGCCAGAGCTTTGGTATATCGCGAAGACAGACTATCATACAGGTTGTCTTCCATTGCTTCTTCAGTAATGGAGAAACCCATAGCAATCGTCTCGTGGTCATACCGTTGAGAGAAACTCTCTTGAGCCGTGTCGTAAGCAAGGCTTCCGCCCTCCTTCTTGACAGGGGCGGCACCGAAGCCACTCAATTTAGTTTCTTCTTCGAATGAACGCTCTGAGCTTTCTTCGTCATATACCTCAGCGTGTTCGTTTTCGTATTTTTCATACTCAAGGCCAAACAGGGCGTTAAGACCCGGCAGGAGTTCCTTGAGTAATTGGGCGCGTGAAATTGAAGCCATTAGTCAAATCCTTCCTTATTAAGAGCCAAGTGCTAGATCGTATTGATGGATATCTGCATTCCACATGACAAGCACGTCAGTGAAACCATCCCCAACAGAACTATCAGGGCCATCAACAAAATCAATAATACGAACTGGTAGAGTGTTAGTTGTAGCAATATTCCCGGCATCAAGCGCCAAGATCGACTTGCCAAGGTTCGTATTACCAGCGGCGTAGGTTATTAAATCGCAATTATTACCAAGACCCGTTTGGGCGATAGATTCATCACCTTGGATTTGGAATATTTGACGAGGATCATCAGCAACGTGAGCCAAAATGTCCGTTGAAACAACGGCCCCTGTCCACATTTGCGAAAACAATCTGTAGCCAAGAGTTGGATCAGTGAAATTACTTCCTTGAAAAATCCCAATGGGACGTGACGAGGAGGTTGCTGTGTCTAGTTCGATAGTCCCGGAAGCGGCGAGTTCTACTACGTCACCAAAAAATATGCTGGTGCCGTAAGAGTTCGTCACTTTTAGCTGACGGAAAGAACCATTCTCATATCCGCCAAGTCTATTTACCGGAACAAATCCATAAGGGGAAGCTGTTGCTGCCATCTTACTTGCTCCTATTGTAAAGTTACACTAATGCAAACGCTAATATTAGCGTTTGCGACCAGCGCCAAACGATACAGTAGACTTTCTTTCTGTTTCCAGAAGGGGCATCCGTGGATCGTTTTCGCGCATAAAGTTTTGATCCACACTTGCAGCCTGATCGGAGGCCATGCTTCTGTAGTAATCAGCCCGTTTCTGCATCAGTTCGGTACTGCACTTACACAACATTAGCCCACCAATAACGACATTACCTTCATAGGTAGTGTCGGCGTCTGACATGATCATCAATTCAGGATGATCCTCTGCCAAACATGGCTCCCAACCTTCACGATACCTCATGGACACATTTCGATTGTCTTTCTCACCTAACATGGCGGTTCGGACCCAACGAAATTCGTAACCATCTTGTGGCGTTGGGTCGGGTAGATTAGAAGGCGGCCTATAGTCGGTCACCCGATCCTCTACTTCGCGTGTCTCATTATCTCGCTCTTTCGAAGCGGTGCGCGGATTAGCCATTTAATTGCTCCTTTGCAACCTGAGCGGCGTATTGTTTATTCGATAACCCAAGGCGCTTTGCGAGAGCTACTTGAGTGGTGGTTAGCTGCACTTTGCGCGGGGGTTTACCGCCCCGTGACGGCCCTCCAACTGGAGGCTTTTTCTTCGGAGAGTTCGCAGCAGGGGCATCAACCCCTACACCACCTAAATCACCTTCCGAAAAACGATCAGGGAATACTGTCCGCATTCCTTGATCAATCTTTATATAATAGTCTTCATGAACTCGCGGGTCTAGTCCTGATTTTACTAATTTTTCATGCAGACCAATTGCGTACCCTGTCATATCTTCATTACCCGCAGCCTGAAACCAACTATTCTCATGCATCCATCTAGACGCTCGTGTGTCAGGCGGGGCAACAGCTTGACCTGTTTGTTGAGGTACTTGAGCTGGGGCTTGAGCTGACACTTGAGGGCGGGGAGCAGAGGCCAAACGATGCACATTCTGTGCATGAAGTTTAGATAGATTTTCCTGAGCCGCTAACAAAGCGTCGGTGTCTCCACCTTCGTAAGCGTCTTTAAATTCGCTACGCGCTTTATCAAGTTCGGCGTCTGTTCGCGCTCCGTACTGTTCAATCAATACCGTGTTAGAGTTTTCTAAAGATTGTTTAAGCGCCTGATTGTCAGCCGCCACTTGCTCTGCGTAACGCACAGCTTCAGCCGACTGTCTTTCAGCGGCCTCTTTAGCTCTACGCTCTTCATGAAACTCATATTTAACGGCTTTAATACGCTTTTGAGCATTTTCAGAGTAATCTTGAATCTCTTGCTCAAACTCATCGCCGTCAACATCTAAACGATCTCCCGCAGGACGAGCGTCCCGTACATCTTCTTCAGGAACATCGTCAAGAACTTCAATCTCTACTTCGTCTTCCGCTGGTTCTGGTAAACCTTCGGGGTCTTCAAATGATTGTGATGTATCTGCCATTATGCCCTCGTATATCCTCTAGGATCATCAACCACAGCCTGAACGGTGTCGTCATTGATGATACGAAATTCTTTACCATGAATGTGAAAACGGACCCCTTTATAAGCCCCAATAAGGACGAAGTCGCCAGTCTCACACCAAGGCTCTGTGCCAAAACGCTCTGCATCATTATAGCATTGGTCGCCCATAGCAAGAACTAGCCCAACCACAGTGGAGGTCTGTTCGATCTGCTTAGTAGCATCTGCTTTAATGATACCTCCGGCTGTTACTTCTTCAACTTCTGGTATAGCGATCAACATGCGCCAACCTTTAGGCTGCGGTAACTGTTGAGCCGTCTCTGGCTTTGGGGAAGAAGGAATGCCGACTAGTTTAGGAGTCTCTATAGGTTTTATCTTATTAGTTGATTTGCTCATGTGTCGAGCTTCTCCTGTTCGTCCAGTTCGTCAAGAACATCAAGAATACATCTTTCTGCCAAAGCCAAACCTTTAATAACCCCTGCATTTTCTGCGTATTTTATAGCAATCATATCTGCCCGTTCTGCTGATAAGCACCCACCTGTAGCTACCATATCGGCGGTATCATTCATCTCGCGACGAATGCGCTCTTGGATAGCGGATAAAATATTATCGGCCAATGTTAATCCCTTCAAGTCTTTTATTCATCTTTGTTTGATTTTTGTTCGTCGTCTGGTTTAGAACGGAACATGTCCATAAAACGTCCGGCCATATTTTGAGTATCTCTCATCCGCTCATTAGCAAGGCTTTCTTTCTTTGCTTCATGTATCTTCTCATCACGTATAACAGCTACGCCTTCACGTAATGCAGCTTGAGCAGCTTGTGACGCGATACGCTCACGCTCAACTTCATTGTCAGCTACACTCTTAGCCACATCCACACCTAATTGCGCTCCAGCCTGTTGTTCGTTTGATTTCATTTTAGTCAGCTCAATCTCAAGCTTGAGTTTCTCAATCTCTTTATCCATCATATCTGACTGCACCTCTATACCAAGTTTGGTGCCTTCGATCTTCTCTTTAGAGGCGATCTGCTCTTTACCCAACATGGCGCGAAGCCTATCCGCCATACCCTTACGTTTAACTTCATCGACCTTAGCTTTGCTCTCGGCTAACTGCATTTGCAATACTGGATCGTTTTGATTCTCAGCGTTCTTCTGCGCTTGAGCTTCTGCTTTATCTTTCTGAAGCAACTTGTCGGAGGCATCCGCCACCAATTTAGATAGCATAACTTCTGTTTCTGCGGGGAGGTCTGCATTATGCTCTGGCAAAGGTACGCCCAACTGTTTCTCAATCTCACGGCGATATTGGAACGCCACATGCTCTTGTATGTGAGCCGCTGCTGCCGCTTGAATAGCCTTAGCTGCGGGTGCCTGACCTAACGCCTCGATGATCTTGGGGTCTTGAGCCGCAGCCACATGCACTCTTATGTGGCTCTCGTGATCTTGATGAACATGCGCCTTTACAGGTTCTCCTGTCATCAGAGCCATATTCTCGGCCACAGGGTCTTTCGGTTTCATCTCATCTTCGAGAGGAATAATCTTCTCAACATTATCGATGCCCATAACCTCAATCATCTGGCGATGTAATTCTTTCAGATCATAGATGTGTGGAGCGGTAGCGGCTAACTGATGTACAGCTTGGTGCTGCATAATCCGATGGGCCATAGTTGAGGCATCAGGATTGGATACTGGAACGATGTCAACGCGATCATCATAATCTTTCGTTCGAGTAGCGCCATCTTCAACATCATACTCATACTCTTCAGGAGCGTGATCCCGAACTAATGCGGCAATTAGCTTAAACTCTTGGCGCATAGCAGCGTGAATACGAGCGTGAACGCCGCTCATAACCTTCATGCCCCGCTCAAGTAGCGCCAGAGTGGTGCCGACGGGAGCTTGGGAGTTCATGTCTGATATTTTAAGATCGGCTATCGAAGCGATATTACGACCTTCCTCTACAATACTCCCAAGCAACTGGTAAAGGACCGAAGATGGTTCCTTATAAGGTACAAACGCAATATTATCCTTAATGGCTCCGCCGGGAACATCCACATCACGAAACTCACCGGGTCTTAATGGGGAATTATCACCTTTAATGCGAAGGCCACGGGATTTTAATCCTGCGGGGAGGTTAGAAAGTGTGCCAGCGTCCACAAGCTGCCGAAGGATACTAGTAGCAGACTTAGAGATACCACCGAGAAGGTGAACAAGGCCAATACCATAAAATCCAAGACCCGGCAGATAGGGGTAATGAATAAAGAACTCATTTTTGCTTTTGAGATCATCATCTTCCTCCCAGTTTCGGTAAATACTTAATACAGTATTGCTGCTCTTATCCATCGTGATGATGTAAGGCAATGCAATTCCAGTTGGCTCGCCATCTTCGTCCAAATCTTCAAAACCGGGAAGATCATGTTCGACATGCATCTCTAATAAAGTATGACGGTCATCTTTTTCAGCCTTTGGCGCGTCTCCCGCTGCCTTATCCTCCCGTCTATCAACATCGGTGTACTCAATGGAGGGGCTTGGCACGTCCACCATACGGTACTGCCCGGAATATTGAGCTTTTAAAAGATCATTAGGGTACATCTTCATGACATGAGTCATTCTGGGACACGCTGTAAGTGAAGTTGTGCCATATGCAACTATAAAATCGTCTGCCATAATAAATTTAGATGTCTGACGACCTAGAGAAGGGTCAAAGTAGACCTTTTTAAAGATTGAGCCGCCAATAGCTAGATGAAACAACGCCTGTTCATGCTCTTGGCGGTACTCAGACATCACTTCGGTGCATTGATAGTTCATATCGTGGCGAACACGCTTGGCTTGCCTCTCCCGATCACGATCAGTCTTGCCAATAATACGGGTTAAGACTGGCCCGGACGCAGGAAACGTCTCCATCATAGCTTCGGCTTGAAACTTAACCACAGCTTCGGTCAAAATAGGGTGAAACACGCCACTTGCGCCAGCCCAAGGCTGTTGTCTGCTCTCAATATTTAATCCTAATAGCGCAATCCCACTGGTATAGGCTTTCTCCCAAGGCGCACGGGTGTCTTTGTCGTCCTTAAACGCCTGAACGAGTTCAGCAGATAACGCGCTAAGCGCCTCATCCTCAAGGAGTTCGGCTAGATTTACATTATGATCTTCACTACGGTCCTCATCTTCACCGTTAGGATCAAAGTCAATGACAACAGACCCATCTTCATTCTGCTCCTCACCCATTAATTCGTAATCAGGATCATCCGCGTCACCTGTTAGTGGGTCGATATCAACTTCCGGTCCATCCTCTACGAGAATGTCGGAAGGAACTAAGGCTTTGTCTACATTGATCGCCATGTGGTTACCCCTTAATAGTACTCATACGTCTCAGCCGGAAGGATTTGTCGATTATCTTCTTCTTCATCCTGCACGGTTTGAATAAACCCACCCTGCCGATAGCGGAGCAATGCTTGTGTAGAGCTGTCCACAAGATCGTCATGCTCCCCCGCAGGGAACTCAGCAAACTCTTCAATCACTTCTTCTGCCCATCGATGAGCTGGCGCCCATACTATACCAGAATGAAACAGATCGGAAACTGCATTTACTCTAGCGATCTTATCGTTACCACGGCTCGGTGTAAACTCCCCAACTGGAAGTCCCATAGCACGAAGCTCATAAATAAGTGGCGCACCAGAAGCTCGCTTCTCAACGATAAGCGCATCTGGCTCCCATTCGTTGTAAGTTTCAAGCACAACTTTCTTCAGTTCCGGGAACTCCATACGTTGTTTAAAGGCGTCCAATAGTATCACATTGGGCATAGTCTTGCCTGTATCAGGGTGTTCTCTATAGAATACGCCCCAAGTTGTACAGGCAGAATAGTCAGAGCGTTGAGTCTTTTCAAACGCTGTATCCCAAGATTGAATTATAAACTCTACATCCGGGGGATCACGATGTTCCCATCGCTGCCACCACTCACGCTTGACCAGTGCGCCCTCTTCGGCTGTCGGGGTCTGTTGGTACTGCGCCATCCATTTCGGTATCGGTAGTTCTTCCTTAATCGCAAGAATTTCTTCTTCCGGCCAATACTCAGGCCAGATTGGTTTACCGCTCGGCAGAATAGCAGGAAGCTCAATAACCTCCCAGACATCACCTGTCTCTTTAGTTGCGGCGGCCTTCAGCACTTGTCCCGTTAAATCTCTTTTCGACCAGCGTGTCATAACAATAACTATCGCTGCGCCCGGCTGAACACGTTGCCGTGGACCTGACGTATACCACTCGAACACGCCATCATATATTTCTGGTTTGGTTTCAGCCTGTTTAGCTTCTTGCTCTGAATGTGGGTCATCAATAATGATCAGATCACCACCACGGCCCGTCATGGTGCCGCCAGTGCCAAGGGCAAAGTATTCGCCTTTATCAGTGGTCTTCCATTTACCCGCTGCGGCGGCATCTGCATGAACCGCTACGTTGGGGAATACCTTCTGGTACGCAGTGTCGCCAATTGTATCGCGCACTTTGCGGCCAAAGTCTACCGCTAGATCAGCGGTGTTCGAGGCTTGGATTACATACTTCTGTGGATGATGCCCAAGAAACCACGCGGGGAATAGATGACTGGCAAACTCACTCTTGGTGTGGCGAGGGGCCATATTGATAATTAACCGCTTGAGTTCGCCACGGGCTACACGCTCAAAAGCATCGGCCATTATCTTATGGTGATACCCTTCAATAAAACCGGGCCACACTTTCTTGACAAACGGTATGAAGTTTAACTGAGCGTTGTTGCTGTCACGAGTAGCTTCCAGCTTATTAAGCGTAGCGAGTATATCGCGCTGCACATCTATTGGCAGCTCACCGACTCGATCAAGTTGATCTTGTGTGATGCTGTCCAGCGTCATACACTCTTCCCCTTCTTAATATTCCAGTTTAACTCTTTAAAGTTATGCCCTGAAGAAACAAGACAAGATATCTCGTTTCGTATTCCCGTATGTACAACCGTAAAGGTCTTTTCAGGGCTAACGAATAAGGTAAAGACTATTCTATTCTCATAGACCCCAGAGTAAACAGGCTTTTCATTAAACTTTTTATCTAGCCATTGGATAACTTGAGTAGCTGGCGCGCATCTTATGGTAGGTTGTGCAACAAGTTTGGCGGGTTCTGTAGGTGTCGTCTGGCAACCTGATAAACTGAGAAAAACCAAAAGCAAAGGCGCGGCCAGAGTTATTAAGATAATAACAATGACGGACGGTGTCTTTCGCTTCTTATGTTCCAACATTTTATCCATAAACAGTTATCCATTTACAGAGATACCCTCGATTAGGGGCTGAAAGCAAGTATAAAGGGTAAGGACGGGGCTACGCTTCATACCGATGAGGCAGGGGGTTGCTCATCAGAAATGACACGGACAGACCGGGCAAGGTTAGGTATCCATTCAACATAACCCCGTTCCTCTAGCCTTGCTACCAGAGCGGATACAGATGATTTGCTCTTAGCACCCAAGGCTATTCTAATTTCATCGAAAGACGGCGCATAGCCGTTGTCTGACCAAAAGCCAGAAATATAATCTAAACATTCTTTTTGACGAGGCGTCATATCAAAGACTTTCTATAGTTATATGAACAGAACCTATACATTGGCCGACCAAACGTCAACCCTCGGTAGGATATTCAACAGACTTTTTTTTCAGTGGTGTTAGATTATAGAACTTAGCTTGATCAATTTCAAACCGTGTGCGCCTAATATTCCTAGAGAATACTCGTTTGTGATGCTCCTCACACCAAGAGGTGCGGTTGTGCGTAGGTGAGCCGCAGACCGCTGCTTGCCCATCAATTTGTCCATCTATCCACCGACATTGTTGAGAGTTTGCATCCAGCAGCTTCACTCGACATGATTTCATTTACGAAATACTTTACTGTAGTTCTCATCATAAGCCCTCGAAAGCCCCAGCTTCTTCTGGTAATTAGGGTTTGAAGGAACTCTGCGCTCGTTTGCAACATACCAATCTGCTGGCTTCTTACCATCTTCGGCCAATTTAGCATGATACTCCTTGTTCCGAAGCTCTTGTCTTTCCCTATCAGCTTTAGACAACTTAGGCGCACCTTTAGCCGGGCCAAAAATACTTTCGTGGTTAGCTTTATATCTTTTCGAGGTCGGGGCTGATCTAAACTTATCCTTATGCATTAATTGTCTCCCTTCCTGCCGTGCAGTTTACTCCATAAATAGCTGTCAAATTTAGCGGCGTAGTGGCTAATGCGTAGTAGTATCTTTCTTATCATAACTCTGACCTCTTAAATTTTTGTGCGATGTTCCAATCGATAACCTTGTTATCGCTTTTTAACACAACATCTTCAAACATCTGGCCTTTCATCTTCTTAGCTACGCTTTTCTCACGCTCTTTAGTGTTCTTAATATGTTTAGGCCATCCTGAGTTATCTTCTTTCGTTCGTCTTGGCATCAGTCCCACCTATAGAATATGTGATTTTCTATTCGCACCACTCTCGTTTTAGTCTTCGCCCAGACAGGCTGCACATCTATTGCGTGGTAGTGTGTTGCGCCATCTGTCGGGTCTAACCAAACTCCTGCGAGTATATGGCTCGCAAGATCAACCGCAAGCTCAAAAGCCTCATTATCTTTAGGCTCGTCTGATTTACCATCGCAATAGAAAGAAAACTGGCATTGGTCTCTGCGGACTATGCTGGTCGGCTTACTGCCAAGCCTCCCTTGAGTGATGACTTCGCAAACGTCGTTCGGGTATCTCTCATCCCAGACCCTATTCATAACCACATTAGCGACGGCAAGCTGCCCCGCCATTGGTTCAGCTCTCGCCTCAAAGTAGATAGCGACTGCCATACAGGCTAATGCAGAAAACATAATCCTCTCCTTATTCAATCTTCATCTTTAGGTAGATAGACATCAACGATGCTTCCGCAATTAGGACAACTCAGATTTGTAACCATCGTATAGTTCTCATCTTCTTCATCAATGTCATGGTCGCCGCCCCAGATTAACTCAGTATTACAATGCCAACAGTTCATCGAAAAGTTCCCTGTAAAATATATGATCATTCGTCGTACTAACTATGTACTAAAATGTCAAATTTATTTTATATATTATTTTTGTAGGGCAAGCCATACGAAACTATGCAATTTCTATATTTTGCTCACAGACAACTCAGATTGCAATGTAATACAAGTATATGGATGTTATATGCCAGCTTGGGGGGTGGGCGGTCAGGTCGGGCAGAGGTGGGGAGAGGGTCCAGATCGGTTTTTCGGTCTATTTCGTGGGTAAAAAAGGGGGCTTTTTCTCTATCATATGCGACAGGGATCGAGCTTCAACACTGACACGGCTCGACATGTACAGCCTTGTCAGTGTTGAGGGCAAAAGCTAAGTCATTGATATCATTGATCTTTATCATCGTGATCGCATAACAAAC